ACATATTTAGAAAAAAGAGATTTAACATTTTTAGAAGAATATATTTCAGCAACTACATCTACTGGCACACCAAAATATTATGCAATGTTAGATACTGGGGCTACTGGAGAAAGCTCATCAAACTCTGGATCTATAATTGTATCACCAACACCAAGCGGGACGTTTGCTTATAAAATCCACTACAACGCAGCTCCAGCATTATTAGAAAATAATGATACTAATTATATTAGTATGAATTTTCCAAATGGTCTGCTATATTGTTGCCTAGCAGAAACTTATGGTTTCTTGAAAGGCCCAGCTGATATGCTGCAATTATACGAACAAAAATACCAACAAGAAGTACAAAAATTTGGAGGAGAACAACTAGGTAGAAGACGAAGAGATGACTATACAGATGGAACAGTTAGAATACCAGTCAACTCACCAGCACCTTAAGGAATAAATTATGGCATCAAGTTATACAGATATTGGAACAGAGTTAATGGCAACTGGCGAAAACGCCGGAACTTGGGGAACAAAAACTAATACCAATATACAGATTTTAGAAGAAGCAATTAATGGTTACGTGTCACAAGCTTTAACAAGTAGTGGTACAGTAGCTTTAACTTATACAGATGGTTCAACAGGAGACGTAGCTCGTCACGCAGTTATAGCATTAACAGGAACAATCACTGGTAATGCAGTAGTTACAGTTCCAGCTAATGAAAAAGTTTGGATTATAGATAACCAAAGTTCAGGTGCATATACTGTTACAGTAAAAGTATCTGGCCAAACTGGGGTTACTTGGGGAACATCCGATAAAGGAACAAAAATTTTATATGCTAACGGTACAGATGTTGTGGATACAAACATAGGTGGCGGAGTTGGAGCACAAGATTTAAATGGAGAAGAATTTATTTTAGATGCTGATGCAGATACAAGTATTACAGCAGACACAGATGATCAAATAGACATTAAAATTGCAGGAGCCGATGATTTTCAATTTACAGCAAATACTTTTACTGCACAATCAGGTAGTAGTATTGTTGTTCCAGATGGTGGGCTTACTTTTGGAAGTACAGCTATAGCTGCAACTGCAGCAGAATTAAATATAGTAGATGGTGGAACATCAGCTACTTCTACAACAGTTGCAGACGCTGATAGAGTTGTATTAAACGATAATGGTACAATGGTACAGGTTGCAGTTACAGATTTAGCTGCATACTTTGATGATGAAATTACAACAATGCCTAATCTTACTTCTGTTGGCACTCTTACAACTTTAACAGTGGATGATATTACTATAGATTCAAGCACTATTTCTGACAGTGGCAGTATGAATATTACATCTGGTAGTAGTTTAACAATAGATGTTGATGGCACTATAGTTTTAGATGCTGGTAGTGGTGGTAATGGTGTTCAAATTAAAGATGACGGCACAGAAATGTTTCGTATATCTAATTCATCTAGTGATGTTACTATAGAAAGTAAAGTATCTGATAAAGATTTATTTATTAAAGGCAATGATGGTGGAAGCACAATAACAGCTTTAACTTTTGATATGTCTGATGCTGGTAAAGCTACATTTAGTGGCAATGTGGTTGTAACGGGAGATCTTACAGTATCAGGTGATGATATTACTATGGGTACAAATACTGCAGGTAATTTATTAATTGCAGATGGTACAAATTTTAATTCAATAGCTGTTGGCGATTTATCTGCAATATCAACTGTTGCAGCTGATGATGTATTAATGGCAGTAGATACCTCTGGTGGTGGTCTTAAAAAAATTACAAGATCAGCTTTAGTTTCAGGACTAGCAGCTGGTACTATGAGTAATATTGTAGAAGATACTTCACCTCAGTTAGGTGGTGATCTTGACATGAATGGTCAAGATATTGTTACTACTTCAAATGCTACTATTGACTTAGCAGCCAACGGAACAGGAACAGTTGTTGTAAGAGGTAATACAAATTCTGGAAGAATAGTATTTAATTGTGAGTCGAATTCACATGGTCAAACTCTTGCTTCTCAACCCCACTCCGCAGCTGTAACTAACACTATGTTATTACCAGCTGGTTCTAATTCAACTTTAGTGTCTCTTGTATCTACAGATACATTAACAAATAAAACTTTAACTACACCGAAAATTGCTGAGATAGATTCACTATCTTCTGGTGATATTACTCTTGATGCAGAAGTAGATATTAATTTAGATGCTGCAACAGATGTAAATATACCAGCTAATGTTGGTTTAACATTTGGTGATGATGGAGAAAAAATTGAAGGTGATGGTACAGACTTAACTATAGCTTCATCTAATGATTTACATTTAACTGCAACAACAGATATCAACGTTCCAGCAAACGTTGGTTTAACTTTTGGTGATGATGGAGAAAAAATTGAAGGCAATGGTACAGACTTAACTATAGCTTCATCTAATGATTTACATTTAACTGCAACAACAGATATTAACATTCCAGCAAACGTTGGTTTAACATTTGGTGATGATGGAGAAAAAATTGAAGGTGATGGAACTAATTTAACAATATCATCTAGTGGTACAACAACTTTAGACAGTGCTGGTAATATAACAATTGACACAGGCGGCGGAGATGTTAATTGGAAAAAAAATGGCACATCTTGGGGTTTATTTAAAGAATCTTCTGGAGATGCTGTTTTTGAAACAAAAACTAATGATAAAGATTTTGTTATTAAAGGTGAAGATGGAGGAGCATCTGTTACAGCATTAACAATAGATATGTCAGATGCTGGTACTGCCGTATTTAATCACGATATTAGAATAGGAGATGGTGGTCAGATAGGTTCAGCTTCAGATGCAGATTCAATAAGTATTGCATCAAATGGTGTAGTGACTTTTTCACAAACACCTGTAAATAGTGCAGGTACAGCATTTTCAACAGAGGACCCTACGGCACTTGCAATTGCCTTGGGATAGTAATATAAGGATAATTTTTAGGAGGATATATGGCCAACACGTTCAAAGTAATTAGTTTTGCAGCAGAACCTAATTCTGCCGGCACCGCGTACAAAATGTATACGGTTGCAGGATCAACCACAACAGTGGTGCTAGGTTTAATCTTAACTAATATTCATTCAGCAGCAGTTACTGTTGAAGTTGAATTAGTTAGTGATACAGGGAGCAGAGGTGGAGCAAACAATGTAGATAATACAACATCATTTTTAGCAAAGGATGTAATAATCCCCGCGGGTTCGAGTTTGGAACTCTTATCTGGCGGTAAGGTAGTTTTAGAAACTACAGACGAAATTAAAATTGATTGTTCAGTTGCTGACAAAGTTTCAGGAACATTGTCTATAATGGAGATAACGTAGGATGAGTTATATAGGTAAACTGCCAGCAGTAACAGCTTTAACTGCTAGTGATGTAGCAGATGGGATTATTACTAATGCTAAACTAGCTCAAGATATAATTTCTGGAGATACAGCTTTAAGTGCAACACCAGCAGATACAGATGAGCTTTTAATTTCTGATGCTGGAACATTAAAAAGAATAGATTATTCACTTATTAAAGGTGGTATGGAGTTACTTTCAACAACTACAATATCAAGCACTCCATCATCAGTAGCGTTTGATAATACTTTAATTACAAGCACATACGATAATTATGTAATTATAGGAAGTAGTTTAGAACCAACTGCTGATTTAAATTTGGGATTTGGTATAAGCACAGACAATGGTTCAAGTGGAACTGCACAGGAGTACAATAATTCAAGATATTTGCAATTAAATGCAAACACACAAGGTTTCAATAGCACTACAGTTTCAGTAAATAGTGTAAATGGCCCATTAATTGGAGAACTAAATGATGGAAAATTAGGTTGTTTTGTTTTACAAATTTTTAATACACAAGCAACAGTAAGGGGGACATATTTAAGATACGAAAGTATATATGAAAATTCTAGTGGTGTTCCTTATAGTTTATTAGGTGCTACAATATTTAGTAACACTGCAGCAATAAACCATGTTCAAGTAGCAACAAGCACCTCTACTTTTCAATCTGGTACTGTAAGTTTATATGGGATGAAAAAATAATGAAAAAATTACTTAATGGAAAATTAGTTGATATGACAGAACAAGAGATAGAAATTAGAAATTCTGACATAGAAAAAACTAAAACTTTAATAAAAGAAGAAAAAGCATTGTATGATGCTGAACAAGCTAAAAAAGCATCAGGTAAACAAAAACTAAAAGATCTTGGATTAGATGACGATGAAATCAAAGCATTAACAGGAGCATAATAAATGGCATATATCGGACGTGAACCAATTGTTGGAAATTTTCAAATATGTGATTCAATATCTGTAGTTAATGGACAAGCAGCATACACTATGCAAGTTGGAGGCTCAGATGTTGAACCAGAATCAGTTAATCACATGTTAGTTAGTTTAAATGGAGTCCTACAAGCTCCTACATCATCCTTTACTATAGCAGGGGCTACTTTGACGTTTGCCTCAAATTTAGCAACGGGTGACTCGATTGACTTTGTAATGCTTTTAGGTAACGTGCTCGACATCGGCACACCTTCGGACGGAACTGTAACTGAACCAAAACTTGCAGCGAACACTGGTGGTATTGTAGATTGGCAAGCAGTCGTAACTTCTAATACAACCATGGTTGCAGG